CGCGGCCAATGTTATTGCCTGCCTGATTGAGCATCTGCCCGTCAGCGGTCAATACTTGACTCGCAAGGACATCAGTTTGCATCGCCATGATGCCCCCTTATCAGGTAAGCAGGCCGAGGTTCTTGAGCGCCGCGACGACTTGACCCATTGTGTAGCCGCCGTAGGTGGCCGTATCGTCAGCAATGCCACTGGTGCCTGCCGAGAAAGCAGCGGCGGTCACAGCGGTCGTTGGACGAACAATTTTGGTTGCGCCGTAGAAACCGATAGTATCGGTAGCGGCATTGCCGATGCCCGCGTTGCCAGTGACTTCCACGTTGTTAAACGTAGAGGTGCCGGTCGTTGCGGTGACGTTGCCCGTGAAGTCGCCAATGAAACCATTGTCGGAAGCAACCGGGCCGGAGAAGGTAGTGCGAGCCATCGCATATTCCTCAAATTGCGCTTGCTGTCTGTGAGGTCAGTCCGCCAAGCCGGTCAGCAAGCAGGTTGGAATCTTGGGACTTGCGTAGTTGTATCACGGGGCTGGTGGGGCGTCAACATATTTGAAGGCCCATCCTTTCAACGGCCCCCGGATTAAGGGTTTGCCTGATTTCAACGCCCGGTTTACGGTTGGCGGTTTGACGCCAAGAGCCTCCCGCAGTGCCTGGATACTGGGGTACATTGTTACGCTACCGCTAGCGTCACGCACCTCCACTGCCTTGCTTACTTTGGCCCCGTGATCGGGCCGTTGCTTGCCGTACCAGAAGTTGCCTTCGCCGGACAAGGCGGCGCTGATTTTGGCTCGGGTGTCTGCGGCTATAACGCGCCCCTTCATCGAAGCACGGCGCTTAGCTTTTTCTTCCTCAGATTGAACGCGTGCTTTAGCCGCAGTGCCAATGCGGGCCTTGGCGTCCTCCGTGTGGGAAAACTTACGACCCCACATAGGGTTCTTTTCCCCAGTCCAACCGCGCGTAGGCGCGGTGGCGTCTGTACCCAGGTTGTAGCAGTACCCTTTCCCTACATGCTCTTTCAGCCAGACGTTCTCTGCGGCGAGCAAGTCGGCATCGTCTGGCACAACTTCAACCACGGCAAACACAAATGCCTTGTCTCCGTACTTGTGCCAAGCAGCCTGCAAATGCTTGTTGGCGTGGTCGCCACGGCGCAAACGCCAAAGATGCCGCGCCTTCCGCTTCTCAAAATTGACGGCGCTCCCCACATAGAACTTGTTGTTTACGGCGTTGATGATCTTGTAAATGCAGCGGGTCATGACTTCCTCAGTGGCTTAGATACAGGTAACGAGTGTTTTGCCCGCCATGTTACACTAAGCGAATGAATAACACAACCCCCAAAACAAAGGGGGCCGGAGCCCCCTTTGCAAACCCTTGAGTTTGCTCAGTTTTATCAGGACGAACCAGACGAACCGAACATGCCCAACGGATCCGACCAGCCGAAGCTGTAGCGCTCGCGGGCCTTGTAGCGAACGTTCCCGGTATCGAAGTCCCCGTCCATTGAATTCTGGAGGGGCATACGGACAAAGTGCTTCATGCCGTTAGGCACGTCCGTGGTCAGGAACCACGCGTTGCTGTCGGTCAAGAAGTGGTTGACCGTGAAGCCCTCGGGGATGGCACCCATCTGCTTGATAGCGTTGATGTCGTTATCAGCAGTAGCCACACGCAGTTCGGTGTCCAGCAGACGCTTGGCAACGAACATCAGTGCGGGCGGGATGACCAGCTTCTTGGGCTTGGCGGCGATCAGCAGACCACGTTCGTCCGTCCACGCTGCGATCTGAATAACGGCGGCTTCCAGGGAAGTCTCGTTCAGGTCAACCTGCGTAGAAGGCGTGTTGCTGTTGGTGCCACCGGACACCAGGGGGTGATCCGTAGCGAACAGAGCCTTGCCGTCGCCACCGGGGTAGCTAGACGAGAAGCCGTTGTTCAGCACGGAAGCAGCCTTCACCTGCTTGGTGTAAGCCATAGCGCGAGCCAGAGCCTTGGTGTAACGAGCAGACAGGCTGTCGTACAGGTTGTCCTCAATCGCCTCTTCGGTGATCGAGAAACCCAGGGCAATGGTTTCGTGCGTATAGCGGGTGCTCCAAGCCTCCTGCGCATTGTCATAAGCAATGGCAGAGCCTTCGTTCTTCACCGGAGCGGCGGAGAAGCCAGACAGCTTGGTTTCTTCTTCAAACGAACGCTCAGAGGTCTCCGTTTCGTAGATCTCTTTGTGTTCTTCACCGTAACGAGCGTACTCAAGACCGAACAGGGCGTTCAGGCCGGGGAGCAGCTCTTTCAGCAGTTGTGCGCGTGAAATAGCCATTTTGTATTACTCCTTCGATCAGACGCCAAGCGAGTTGAGATACTGGTGTCCGCCGGTCACAACGCTAGTCGTGGTAGCACCACCGCTAGTCGTAGAGACGATGTACGGCGCGTTGAACTTGACGATCAGTTCGCAGAAGTTGCCAGACGAGTTGGCAGTATCAGGAACCACGTCAATGATACGGATAGGCAGCGAGGCAGTGCCCGTATTGCCGTCCGTATAGACACCAACCTTGGAATCGCCAGTAACGACCGAACCGGCGTTTTGCACCAGCTCAGCGTTAGTGCCGATGACCGTGCGGCCCAGGAAGGCCGGGGTCAGACCGTTACCATCTTCAGTGGTACCAGCGACCAGAACAACCTTGAACAGTTGGTCAGGATCGTCGGCCACGAAAGCCTGGATGATGGTGCCGCTCTTGACTGCCAGACTTGCAGGGTAGTACTGCGAGAAGGTCAGTTGGCCAGTAGTGGCGCTCGTGTATTGGCAACCAAGGAACACGCCGCAAGGCGTGGCCGTAGCCTGACCAATATCCTTTTCAATGGTGCCACCAGCAACCAACTTGACAACGTCGCCATAGAAAATGCTGGTGCCGTAGCCGGTACCAGAGGTATTTGCAATGACGAGTTGACGAGTAGCTCCGGCGAACACCTGACCACCGATCAAATTGATCGGCTTCAGCCCGTAGGGGGCGTCAACGGTGGGGTAAGCCATGAAAGACTCCTAGATTAAGTACCAGATCCGAAAGTGACCTTGGACTTCTTCTCAGAGAAAAGAGGCATCCGAGGATCACTCTCACGAAGGAAGTTGTTGTCTACCGATTCCACTTGGGCACGATTTTGGCCCTCGTAGTGCTTGGTGCGTTGCTCCATGAACTCCGCAGGAATACGGCAAAGCAACAGTCCGCCCACTTCAATGCAGCCCTTAAAGCGGCCATCCGTGGAGGCGTGCATCATGAGTTCGGGATAGTCCTGCTCTTTGCAGGGTTCGTATCCCTCACGCAACTTCGAGGAGATGTTGCTCGGATCAGCAGTGCCCATCGTGGAAGTGCGGACCCAGCGGTGTTTCCACCCCGGACGCTCAGTCGGCGAAGGCAAAGTCTCAGGCGGACGCCACGCTTGGGGGCGCATCGTCGTTTCACGAGAATCCAATTCACGAGCCAGACGGCTCTGGGCTTTGGTCTGTTCCATTATCCATTCCTCTTCAGTTGTGCAACCTGTTTCGCGTACAGCTCCAAAGGAACCCCAAGACGCTTAGCGATAGCGGCCTCGGATGCCTTCAGCCTAATGCGATTAGGCGGGGTGCTACGGGTAGCCGGAGCCACAACCGGAGCGGGTTTCTGTGCACGGCTTGGAGTTTCTTCCTCAGCCGGTTCGTCATTGCTCCCGAAATACTCGGGGAATCGGCGACGCATGGTAGCGTCAACAACCTTGTAGTACTCATCAGAACCTACGTAGCTGTCACCTTTATCCTGAGCCAACCGCTGATGCAACCCGAGGGCGGAAGCGGTCATTTCAGGATCAGTGCCAAACCACGTATTAGTCTGCAACCACTGCTGGTCACGGTCGGTTACCCGAGGTGTACTACTACGTTGGACGGGTTGTACATCATTTTCTGGAGCTTGTAAAGGCCGCATATCCTGGGCTTTTTCCAGCTTCCAGGTAGCTTTTGCGACTTCAGCCTGGGCATCCGCCAAGGCATCAGAATCTCCGGCCTCGTAGGCTTCCTTATATTTCTTCTTGGCAGTTTCCAGCTCAAGCTGAGCAGAGTTCTGGGACTGCTCTACAAGAACTTTGGAGCTTGCGGCCATCTGCTGCTGCAAACGGCGGTTCTCGTCAATAACTTGACGGGCGTAGGCTTC